AATCGTGATGTCACGGAAGTCGCAGTCAGTGGCAGAGAGGCTGTTAACGGTAAGGGTGCGCGTTGTGCCGAGAACGCTTGAACGCAGGAAGATGCGACGTACAGCAGATGCGCCAGCAACGGTGAGGGTTCCATTGATGGTTTGGTTTGCAAAAAATGTAATGGATCGCAAACCAGCCGTTGATGGCGCAGTCACTGTGAAATTGTTGTATGTGTTTGCGCCCGAAACAGTAATTTCGATGTCGGCTGTTGTGAGCGTTAGACTGACGTTATAAAAAGAAATGCCCGCCGTAGAAATAGCGCCGTTGCTGGTTCCAACAATAGTTGAAGTGCCAGCGTTAAACGTTAAGTTTGTAATTGTTGTTGCCGAAACAATTGCTCCGCTAGACCCAAACGTCAAAGTGCTCGACCCGAGGTTAATCGTCCTGACGTTGGTGTTACTGGAAGACAAGCTACCAGCAGTCACGTTGTAGTTCTTGGTGTCGAACGTGCCGTTGACTACGTTTAAATTATTGCTGCCAATGTTTAGCGCATCAGCAAGCTCTACGGAGCCGCCGTAGGAATCGACGTTTATCTGAGCGGTAGACGTTTTGCCAGCACTGGTAATTGTCTGCGTATTGCGACCAGAAAATATCAAAACCGCAATTGTGGTTATCGTGGTTCCGGAGCCGTTTTTCCAATCACCATAAATGGTTTGTGAAGCCCCTAAACTCAACGTCATCGCACTTGTACGACCCGACATGTCCACAGTACCCGTATAAGGCACAGCAGAATCCATCGTCACTGTTGCACTGGTGTTTAACCCGGTGTTCTCAATAATGGCAGTGTCCTGAGCCAGCGGGAAGTTGTCCGTGCTTGCTGCGCCGCCAGACGTAGCAGCCCAATTGTTTCCAGACCAGTTGCCGCCAGCAGTAGTCACCCAGTACACGGTCTTGGGGGTGCTGAAGGTGATGCCTCGGTTTCCACGCAGGTCACCAATGCGAGTCCCGCTGATGGGTGCAGCAGTACCCACAACGTAGATGTCACGGAAGTCAGCATCGGTCAGACTTGGTGCGCTGTTGATGGTGAGCGTTTGGACGATGCCGTATGTAAGGCCACGGAACCAGACTCTACGGTTTCCTGCTGTGCCTGTGGTGGACAGTGTGCCGTTGATAGTTTGTCTGGAGTCAAAAGTTACTTGGCGAACACCCGCAGAAATTGGGGCCACAACATCAAGGTTGTTAAAAGTGTTTATCCCTTGAATGTTTGTTGTATTTCCGTTTGTATTTGTAAATTGGACGTTGTAAAAAGTAGTGCCAGTTAATAATGGTTGCCCGCCAACAACAGTAACTGCGGTGGAATTAAATACAAGGGTGGATGTTCCTGCGTTAAATGTCAGGTTTGTATTTGTAAAAAAAGACAGAGGCGTGGACGAACTCAACGTCACCGTAGAACTACCCAGATTGATCGTCCGAGTGTTACTGTTGCTGGACGAAAGGGAAGTGGCAGTGACGTTGTAGTTGTTGGTGGTGAAGGTTCCGGACGTAACTGTGATGGAATTTGATGTATTAAATGCGTCACCAAGCGTCCATGTCGCAGTGGAAATTCCAGAGCTTCCAAAGTTTACGCCAGATGTAATTGCTTTTCCGTTAGAAGTTACTGTGTATGTGCCCGTTCCTGCTGAGAATGTCAAAGTGCCGCTATGAGTCCATGTCATTCCTGAGGCAATGGTGAGGTTTCCACCGTTAATGAAAACACTAGAAGTGCCCGCAAATGTTCCAGTAAAGCCAGTAAAGTTGAGACTTAGACAGTTTGCAGTGGCAGCAACCGTTACCGTACTTGTCCCTGAGTTGGCATCAAAGAACACATCGTCAGCAGACGTAGGCACAGAAGCGCCACCAGCGCCTCCAGACGTTGTTGCCCACTTTGTTCCAGCCGTGCCATCCCATGAGGCCGTGCCCCCAACCCAGTAACGCGCCGCCATGTTTTACGCTCCTTGAGCGGGAGTTTCTTCAGCAGGAGCATCAACGGGAGGAGCGGTCACCACGGCGATCCAGTTGTCGCGGCGTTGCTCCTTCATGGCCTGGATCTCAGCATCAGACAGGCCGTGGTCGTCCGGCAGATGCAGGGCATCCGCGAACTTGCCGTGAGGGGTGTCGAATTCGAAGTCGATCTTGATCATGTGTGCTCCAAAAAAACACCCGCCGTCCGGGCGGGTGCTATAAGCCCGGTTCACCCAGCAACTTAGCCGGCCAAGCTGAAGGTGTTCGTGACGTTCAGGGTGTCGCCAGACACAACGCTACGGTCGCCGGGCGACTGGAAGTCAGCAGCCGAGAACAGTGTGCCGGTGGTGCCACCTTTGGTGCTGTTGCTGATGAGGAACGCGCCGCCAACAGTGGCGGTTGCGTTGATCGAGAACGAGGCGGGTGTACCGCTGTTCGTAACAACAGATGGGTTGGCGTTGGTGGCAGCAGTGAACGATGCAGCAGGGCGGGTCGAGTTGCTGTACGGGGTCACTTCGGTCCAGCCAGCGTGCGACGAGGCGGTGTCGGTAGCAGCCGGGGTGTTCGACGCGCCAGCGCCGTACAGGCCAATGTACCAAGTGGTGATCTGGGCGGTGGAAGTCAGCGCAGTGCCAGCCATGTATTGCAGGCCGACGTTAACAACGAGGTTGGACTCCTCAGCACGCCACTTCAGGTTGCCGTCCTTGTCGAAGCACTCGACCAAGAACTTGCCAGTGGCCTTGGCCACTTCCGTAGGATGTGCACCAGCAACAAGGCCACTGGCCATAGCGTCAGATGCTTTAGCGATTTCGTGAGACATGGTGGGCTCCTTATGCCAGCCGGATGAGAGCGGATGTCGCCGTGTTGGCGGGCATCTGCACATTGAAAGAAACAGTGGAAGTCTTGTCCGAGCCAAAGTCTAGCACGCACACCGCCCCGTTGTCACCGGACTTGTAGATGAGTGCGCCGCGAGCCGTGATAGCACCGGACCAAGAGGGGGAAGAAAAGTTGACGTACGCCGTTGTGCCGTCGCTTGCCACAGAGGCAGTAACGACTTGCCCTCCGGCAACGTAGTCGCCGCCGCTGGCCTCGCCCGTGGCCGTGTACGCCGTGGTCGAAGCATTGAGCGTAGCGGTGTTGGTGTACAACGCCAAGTAGAACGTGTCCGTGGCGAAGTTGATCGTGCCGTCCAGCAGGCCTGCACGCAGCGTGTTGCACGAGTAGTTACCAGTGAACGCCATATCAAGTCACCGCCTGTCGGTATTGGCCAGAGCGGTAGGCATCCTGCCGCTCCATGCCGTCGCCCAGACGTTTTGCCTTGTCGAGCGCCTCTTTGTACTTGGCTTCGTACAACTGCACCATGTCGGCTTCACCCTTCATAAAGGTGTACGCCTCGACCAAGCAGCCGTACAACAGCACAGAGTCGAAGTTGTCGCCAAGCCACGTACGACCGTCGCCCGCGTCAACAATGGACTCGGGGTAGTAGTAATAGTGCAACTCGACCGAGTAAGCGGAGTCTGGTGTGGGGCCAACGATGAATGACAGCTCGTCCGTGATGGTCGTGCCCGCAACCGTGGGACCAAACAGCGCGTAGTACTTGGGCAGCCCGGTGTCAGTCGGGATGGGGTACGCCTGCCGGATGAAGTTCACATCCTTGTTCAGCAAGTACTCATACGATCCGTCCGTGTTAATCACGGCCATGGAATACACCGACAGAAAATCCTGCGGACAGGCCAAGTACTTGTTGTTGGGGTTTGTGAAGCCAGTCACGTTGCGACGCAAAGAAGGGAACTGCACCGTGTTGTAGATGCGCTGCTCCGCCTGTTTAATGAAAGTGTTTAGCTGCGTCGTTGCAGACACAGCGCTTCCATCAGCAAGATACGTATCTGGAAACTGGTTTTCCGTGTACGACTGGATTGCAGCGATCAACTGGGTATAGTTCATTAAAAACTCACGCCATAGGACCGCGAGCCATCACGCCTTTAGTCGCTGCGCCAGTACCACGGATTTTGATGCCGCTGGTCTTGGTGCCAGGGTAGTTGGCACTGCGGTTGTTGGCCACAGACAGCTGGGTACGCTTTAGCTCTTCCACATTGGACGGTCCGCCCACTTCAACGTTGGCGACTTTCTTGGGTTGTTTGTAGCTGGTGGTTGCCATATCAGCCTCCGCGACGACCAGGAGAACGCTGGTTAGCGATCTTGGCCAGGTTGCGCCCCATCTTCAGCATGTCGCTGTTGGTCTTGCCGCCAGCCTTTAGTTTGGTCATGGGTTGGCCCTTGTGTTTGGCCTTCTCATGCTTGTGAACCGCCGAAGCGATCATCTTTTTGTCTTGTTTCAGGTCTGCTTTGTCCATGATCGACTCCTTACGTCGTTGCTACCGTTACTGTACCAAGTTCTACCGTTAAAACCAAGTTATTTGGTGTTAAATCGGCATCAAAAAACCGAGACCCGCCAACAGGGTTCCACCCCCATTGAAAAATCCGGCTACCACCGGTGGCCGTGCCGTCCTCATCCAAGCCCGTGCCTGAGCCGGTGATGATTTGTAACCCGCTGTTACCGCCCAGACGGTATGTGATGTCAGGACGCGGGTTTCTCACAGCCTGTGGATCATCCACAGGGTACATCCCCAACTGCAACTGCGGATGATCCGGGTCCCAACACTGGTCACAGACCAGCATGTTCACGTTTTTGGTTTTGACCGTGTAAATCTTCAGCTCTTTCAGCTTGTAGCGAAAGTTGCAGCGATCGCACTGGGCAATCGCAAATTTACCGGAGGAAAACCGGTTGGGCATCAGAAGGCTCCAGCAATGTACTGACGACGGGGCACAAAGCGGACAGCGGCTTTCTCGTGGTCTTCCTGTGCCGCCAGGTCCCAAGCCTCATCGTACTGCTGTTTGAGCACCGGCAAGCGGTCCATAGCACCGGGAACCTTCAACGCCATGTAGTAAGCCAGCCCTGCGGTCATGCAGGGGATGAAACGGAAGGGCACATCCATCACATTCACACCCCCGCCAGCGTCTTGGACGCGGCGCATGCGCCAGTAAACGAACTGATACGTGGGGTTTCCCACCGTGCCTTGGTCCGGAGTCGGCCAAACGGTCACACGAGGGATGTTGTTCACGTAAACAGCGGTGCCCACAGCCGGAGTTGTCTGACTTGTGCCGTTCTGAGCCCGGAAAACGCCGCCAATGGTCGTGCCGTCCACGATCCAGCCGTAGTAAATCGTCTCAGACCCAATGTTCAAGTACCCCAACGTGGGCAGGTTGGCCGTGGAAGTCAGCGTGATGGTGCTGGCCGCCGAATTTGCGCTTACGTAGGTGTACCCCGTGGGCGAAATCTGCCCATCAAGACGTTGTACCCAAACCTGGATAGGTCTGGCCTGCGTCAATTTGTTGGGAATCGTGGCGTAGGTAGAAACACTGATACGTGTGATGGTCAAATCCGCCTGATTGGACTGCTGATTGGGCTGTGTGCGGATCATGTGCTCCAGCAAATCCACCGTATCGTTGGGGATCGGGTACGTGTTGAGGCCTTGCACCAGCGGAATGGTGCCTTGCTCAAACGTC